TCGTACGTTATTTTTCAGACCTTGGTAGTAGAATTCAAAGTCAAAGACTTAAACATCCTCTCATTAGAGGTTTAGTCTTAACATTACCTGTAATTCTAGCTGGTTGGACAACCTACCGTCTTTATTTCAATAAAGATTCTGTTCAAACTAGTTGGGAAGAGGGTGGTAGAATCGAAACCAAAGATGAAAAACCGAATCCTTGGTATCGTGATGAGTACGAACCTGATGAATTTCAGATTGGTAGACTCACTTCTTCTTGGAAAAATCTTCCTCATGAACAAGTTATCAAAGACATTTCATCTAATTGTTTTAACTGTATTGTGAGATCAAAGGGTGAGGATGTTCTCAGAGCTGATTGTCGTGTATTATGTTTGATAGGTCACTTATATGTCACAAATGCCCACGCTTTCAACTTTCGCAATGAAAGCCTGGAATTAACAATTGCTTTTAGACCTGCTGTTTCAGGTTTGGGAGCGAAGTTTGTATATACAGTATTCGAACGCGATTGTTTCTTTTTGAAAGATAGAGATTTGGTTTTCTTTTGCTTGGATTCAGTTCCCCCAAGAAAACGTCTTATAGATTTGTTTCCTAGTTCACAGTTCAAAACTGTATGTAATGGAATTCAAATTAATCGTGATGAGAAAGGAATCGTAAACACTCAGAGCGTGCGAGGAATCAAACATGGTGAATGTTCTCTCTTTTCTCCACCCATCCCATGTGTGTTTGGTACCTCAGAACAGAATACTGTTCGTGGAGATTGTGGTTCTACTTTAGTGGGTTTTACACCCAGTGGGCCTGTTATTTTGGGCATTCATGTTCAAGGTGGAGCAAACAATATTGTAGGTTCTTCTCGTATTTATAGAGAAGATATTGATCAAGCTATGTTAGCTCTTAACGCTTCTGAAATCCAATCTTCCATACCATTTTTGGAAGACTTGTCAGGAAAGCCGATAGCAATTGGTGAATTGCACCACAAATCAACATTTAGATATATTGAGGAAGGAGTCTGTACTGTTTATGGCAGTTTAGAGGGTTTTCGACCTAAGAATCGGTCTAAAGTAGTTGACACTATTATTTCACAATCAATGCAATCACGAGGATATGAAGTTGAAACCGGTGCACCTGAGATGCGTGGTTGGAGACCATGGCGAAAGGGAGCTCTTGATATTGTTGGTCAAGTTTTTAACGTTAGTCGTGCTGACGTTCGAGCATGTGTTGATGCCTTTGCTCATGATGTCATATCCTCATTACCACCACACCAATTTAAAGAAATGTTGGTACTTGATAATCACGCTACCTTAAATGGATTACCTGGTGTTAAATTTATTGACAAGATGAATCGGAAAACTTCAATGGGATTTCCATGGCGTAAAAAGAAAAGTTGTTTTCTCAGTGCTCCATGCTTCTTTGAAGAATGGAAGGATTACGTCAAGTTCGATGATTATTTTTATGAGAGAGTGGATAGAATAATCGACACATATCGAAGTGGATGTAGGCACATGCCTGTTTACATTCAACATCTGAAAGATGAACCGCGAGCTTTAGAAAAAATTGTAGACGGAAATACACGAATTTTTGGTGGAGCTCCAGCAGACTGGAGTTTCGTGATGCGCAAGTACTTACTCTCATTTGTTCGTGTAGTTCAGAATAATAAATTCATTTTTGAAGCTGCACCTGGTACAAATACTACATCTTACGAATGGGATGAATTGTACCATTATCTCACACAGTTTGGTATTAATCGAAACATTGCTGGTGATTTCTCCAAATATGATAAACGTATGTCAGGAGTCTGGATTTTAGCAGCTTTTCAATTTATCATCAAAATTTTGAAGCATGCTGGATGGCCAGATGCAGATATTATGGTTATCCTAGGTTTAGCTGAAGATGTAGCTTTTCCCTTGTGTGATTTCAATGGAGATTTGGTCGAGTTTTGGGGATCTAATCCTTCAGGACATCCTCTGACTGTCATCATTAACTGCATTGCTCACTCCCTGTATATGCGGTACGTGTGGTTGACAGTGGGTCTCATTCTTGGCGATTTTAAAACTTACGTTGCTCT